TAATGATAAACCCCAAACCCATGAAAACCACACCTATCGATTTCCGACGCTGGCAACTGCACATCCGTAAGGAGTGCGTCAACTGCAACAGACCCGACAAAAGCGAAACCATCAAGGCGTGGTCCGTGAACTGGACCCTGCTCGGTCGTATCCTTCAAGCCAAAAACGCCTGACCATGGAATGGATAAGACCCCAAGACCAAATGCCCAAGGAGGGCGAAGTCGTGCTGGTTTGCAATGAAATCGGACTAAAAAGCGTTGCTTCGTACGATACCTATTACAATGAGTGGAACTGCGATTGCTCTTGGTGGCCCCGTGAAGTCGCTTACTGGATGCCTATACCCCAACCCCCTAAACCCTAACGTATGACCATGGAATGGATTAAATGCTTGGACCGGATGCCGACACCTTACGAGCCAGTCCTGATTTTCACAACGGATATGAACCAAGCCTACGCATGGCTTGGCGATGGACGCTGGTACTACGAGCATCAAACGTGGTTCCTAATCGAAGTGAGCCATTGGATGCCCCTACCCCCTAACCCGTTTTAACATGGACCTAATCTCACGAACCATTCTCGGCTACACGGCAGAGGTTGTCGGGGTCAGCCCCGATGATATATTGAGCGAAGTCAAGACCCAAGAACTGGTGCTGGCTCGAAGCATCTTTGCCGACATCGCTTACTCGGAATACCTCTACACCTACTGCCAAATCGGGCGTATCATCAAGAGGAACCACGCCACGGTCATGCATAACCTCGAAATCCTTGCGATAAACATGAGAGCAAGGCCGGACATTAAATTCCTGCGTACACAAGTTCTCAACAGGACACGGGATTTTTTGCAACATTAACAAGAACCCCCTCCATCTTTGCGTGAGTGAACGCAGAGAGCATCGTCCTTGACCTTTATCGCAGCGGAGAAATCCGCAAGGCTTGCCTCACCATTACGGGGGGCAATCCGCTTTGGAAGGACCTCGAACAAGAGGTCGTCCTGATTCTGCTCGAAAAAGACCCCGACAAGATTACCAAGATGCAGGTCCAAGGCTACCTGCGCTTCTACATCGTTCGGCTGATCATGAACCTGTACCGGGGCAACAACAATCAGTTCGCCAAGAAGTACCGACACCACGACGAGCGGGTCGAAGTGGATCCCGAAACCCAAGAACTGAGCAAGGACTACGACTCCCTGCTTGACGACCTTTGGGCTATTGCCCAGCAAGAGATGGACTCTTGGGCCAAGGACGGGGCCTTCCCCTACGACAAGGAACTGCTGAACCTGCTCATGCAGACGGGGAACATGAAGGCGATGAGCCGAGAAACGGGCATCCCGTACAGGTCTATCATTTACTCCATCGAACAGGCCAAGGCCAAAATCAAAACCGCAATCGAGTCCAATGGATATACTGGTCTATCCCATCCTGATTAGTGCGCTCGCTACCCTTGCGGTTGTGGAGTTCCGGGTTCTGCCCCAGTGGTTCTACGCTTTGCCATTCGCCAAGCGGAAGCCGTTTTCGTGCATGACCTGCTTCGGGTTTTGGCTTGGGGTTGCCTTGACCCTGCCAACCTGCCAATGGTACTTGGCCCCAATCCTCGGCCTCGCCTCATCTGCCACCGCAATAATCATTCGGGAATGGACCTTCAAATGACCGCCGAGCAGTTCATCGTGGCCCAAAAGCATCGCAAGTACTGGGACCAATACATCGCCTCCCTGACGATGCGACTGCCACCCGATGCGGTTGGTGAACTGCAGGCCATCCTCACGGCTCACGGACGACCGCCTACAAATTGGTGGTGCGCAGACTGCGTAAAATCGGCTCTCCAATACATTTACCTACAAGCGGACTTGTTTGCCGAAGCCAACCAAAACACCATAAACCACTCCCTGAATGCCCCTGCCAATCCCGAACAATAACGAGTCAAGAGAAGGCTTCATCGGTCGTTGTATGAGCAACAACGAGGTCAATGCGGAGTTCCCTGATACGGCTCAAAGATTAGCCGTTTGCGGCTCAACGTGGGAGAATCACAAGAGGCAACAATTCGAGTCTTATTCGGACTACGGCCAAGAGATTCGGGCCAATGCCAAGCGAGGGATTGAGTTGAACGAGCGGAACGGGAATAAGTGTGCCACGCAGACGGGCAAAGTTCGTGCAGCAACTTTGTCCAAGGGCGAACCCATCTCGGTGGAAACCATCAAGCGGATGCACTCCTACCTATCCCGTGCTGAAACCTACTACGACAATGCAGACGATACCAGCGACTGCGGTTACATCAGTTACCTCCTTTGGGGCGGTAAGTCTGCTTTATCATGGAGCAGGAATAAACTCCGGGAACTTGGCGAACTCGAAGGCTAAAGACGAAGACGAGGCCCAAGTGCAGGCTCGGATGGACTCGCTCATGATGGTTATCACAACCCTGTGCGACTGCATCGGAGCGGTGGACGATTCTAACTCACCGAATGCGTTTGCCGTGAAGATGAAGATAGTGGACAAAATAGACGAACTCATAGACAAAATCGAATACTGATGGCAGGCCGACCCCCAATTTGGAATACCCCCGAAGAACTATGGGCTGCGTTTGAGCAATACCGAGCCGAGAACAAGGCCAACCCTTACCGGGTGCAGGACTATGTCGGCAAGGATGGGAACATGGTTTACCGGGACAAGGAGCGTCCGATTACCTTTCGTGGCTTTGAAGGATGGCTTGCAGAGAACGGGGTTTGCTATGACCTTTCGGATTACAGGAAGGGGACTACGGACTTTCACAAGACATTCTCCCCAATCATTACACGCATAAGGCTGACCTGCGACAAGGATATGCTGGAGGGGTCAAGTGCTGGCGTTTACTCGGCCAACATCGCCTCACGTCTGCTTGGCTTGGTTGACAAGCAGGAGAACACTGTTCACATCGAGCAACCCCTATTCCCCGACAATGACTGATTCTATCGTTGAGGGAGTCATTGACCAATTCAGGACAAGAGCCGAGCAGGGCGAAGCCAAGTACGGGACGACCATGGACCGCAACGACCTGACCCGGATGGAGTGGATTCAGCACTTACAGGAGGAACTGATGGATGCGGTGGTTTACCTGCAAAAGATAAAGACCCTTGAAAGAGCAGGAGAAGTTCATCCGAACCACGGCCGTAAATAAGGTCCGTGAGTTAAAGCGGTTCGTCAAAGGGGTACAAGGCGGTTCCAGTGCATCCAAGACGTATTCCATCCTTGCAGTTGAAATCGACTACTGCACTAAGAACCCTTACACGGAAACGAGCGTTGTAGCCGAGTCCATCCCACACCTCAAGCGTGGGGCCATGAGGGACTTCATGAAGATTATGACCGTGACTGGGCGGTTCAACGCTGCCCGATGGAACGCCACCGACTTTCGATACAAGTTCGCTAACGGATCTTACATCGAGTTCTTTTCGGCCGATGACGATTCCAAGTTAAGGGGTGCAAGAAGGGACAGGCTTTACATGAACGAGGCCAACAACCTATCCTTCCACGCTTACACGGAATTGGCAGCACGGACCAAGCAGTCGGTCATCCTTGACTGGAACCCGGTCAATGAGTTTTGGTTTCACTCCGAACTGATGCACGATGAGGACGTGGACTTCCTCATTCTAACTTACAAGGACAACGAAGCCTGCCCCAAGAGTGCAAGGGACTTCATTGAGAAAGCGAGGGTCAAGGCTGAAACTTCGGAGTATTGGGCCAACTGGTACAAAGTCTACGGCCTCGGTCAAGTCGGGACGCTTCAGGGTGCGATATACGAGGACTTCGAGGTCGTGGAGGGTATAGATGTCAGCCGAGCGAAATTCGTCGCCCTTGGGCTTGACTGGGGCTTCAGCAACGACCCTACGGCCTTGGTCGCTATCTACCGCCAAGGGGACTGCTTGCTCATCCAAGAACTGCTCTACGCTACGGGCCTCACGAACCAAGACATCGCAGACAAGTTGCGGTCGCTGGGCATCACAAGGGCTTGGGAAATCGTGGCGGATTCAGCAGAACCCAAGAGCATCGAGGAAATCTATCGGTTAGGTTTCAACATCAAGCCAGCGGAGAAAGGCCCCGATTCGGTTCGGAACGGCATCGACATCCTGAAACGATTTAAGTTGCAGGTTACCAAGGATAGCACAAACCTTATCAAGGAACTGCGGTCCTACACTTGGGCAACCGACAAAGAGGGCAAGAACACGGGGGTCCCGATTGACTCGTTCAACCACGCCTGCGATGCGATGCGGTATGTGGCACTCAACAAGTTACGGGTCAGTAACTCAGGGAAGTATGTTGTGGTGTAACTTTGCAGGACTAAACCTCAAAACCATGAACCTAAAGCACATCAAAGACGTAATCCTCATAAATTTAGGCGATATTCCTCGAATCGTGGAGTTCTTTCTTACGCTTACATTGGTGCTAACCGGTGCGACTGTCATTACGGCTATTGCTTGCATTATTGGCTACAAGGTGGCTCTTTTCCTTTGTGGGTTACTTGGTATCGCAATATGAACACCGAACGCATCCTTGACCTGCTAATCGAAATCGGCAAGACGCTTGCAGCCATTTTCTTCATCATCACCCTTCTAACCCTCCTTTGGACCTTATGAAAGTCGTCCACTACTACCACATCTACTGCGGAGGCAACTGGCAGTTAATCCTGAACCAGCACATGATGGCGGTCTGCAACTATGGCCTCATCGGGGTCTTGGATGAGATTCGTGTAGGTATCGTCGGTCCACCCGAACAACGCAAGGCGGTCAAGGAGGTGCTGGAGAACTCGATGGTGGCCGATAAGGTCAAGGTCGTAGTTACCCGGACCAACGCTTGGGAGCAGGCTACGTTGACTGAAATGTACCGGGCCTCGCAGGAAGAGGAAGCCGTGTACCTGTACGCCCATACGAAGGGGGCAAGCGACCCATCATTGATAAACCAGTTGTGGAATCGCAGCATGACCTTCTTCAACGTCGTGGCATGGGAACGCTGCCTGCAACTGCTGGAGGGCGTGGATGCAGTCGGATGTCATTGGATAACCAAAGAGCAGTTTCCCCACATGGCTGACCAAAACAACCCCGAAGGCTACCCCTACTTTGGTGGGACCTATTGGTGGGCCAAATCCTCCCACATCAAGGAACTCGGTGAGCCTGTACGGTACCACCGCTGGCAGGCCGAGCATTGGATTGGGAAGAAGCCTGACACGAAGGTCCACGATACCAACCCCGGATGGCCTTCGCCTGAACGCTTTGTCATAACCTTCTAATGGCCTTCATCAATATCGTTACGCCCTGTGTAAGACCCGAAAACCTTGGGGCCATTGCGGATTCAATAAACATTCCCAAG